GGTGATTTGCAGAAAGTATTCGATAGAGCAGTAAACTCTGCCAAACAGTGGCGTCACGAATACGTGACACTGGAGCATTTACTATATGCTATGTTGGACGATTCAAAATTTTCTAATATCTTAAAAGGGTATGGAACAGATCCAGAAGACATTAAAAATCATCTTAAAACGTATCTAGACAATAAACTAGAAGGCATTAAAATGACACACTCTAAGTTTAAACCTAAAAAAACTGTTAGTGTTGAAAGAGTGTTGAACAGAGCATTTACCCAAGTATTATTCAGTGGTAGAAGCAATATAGATTTAACAGATGTATTCTTAAGTTTATTGAGTGAATCTAAAAGTTGGGCATACTATTATATAATGGAGTCAGGAATCAATAAAGAAAAATTCCAAGACTATCTACACAGTGAAATAGAAGAACTGTACGAAGATGAAATTGATGCAAGTGAAACAAAGAGAGCATTAAACAAATACACAACTAATTTAAATTCTGAAGTCAAAAAGAAAAAGATTGATCCTGTAATAGGAAGAATAGATGAATTAAATCAAATTGCACTGACACTAGGACGTAGAATGAAAAACAATGTGATACTTGTTGGTGATCCTGGCGTAGGTAAAACAGCAATAGCAGAAGGTTTAGCATTCAATATAGTTAATGAAACTTGTCCTGAATTTTTAAAAGGATATGAAGTTTACAATTTAGATATTGGAGCAATGTTGGCTGGTTCAAAATACAGAGGTGATTTTGAAGAAAGATTTAAAATGGTTCTCAATGGTTTAAAGAAAAAAGGTAAGACAGTATGTTTTATCGATGAAGCACACAATATAAGTGGTGCGGGAGCAGGTGGTGGACAAAACAGCAATGACCTAGCAAATTTATTAAAGCCTGTATTGACTAAAGGCGATTTGAAAGTTGTTGCGTCCACAACTTGGGAAGAATACAGAAAGTATTTTGAGAAAGACAGAGCATTGATGCGTAGGTTTGCTAGAATTAGTGTAGATGAACCAGACAAGCACACAACATTAGAAATACTTGCTGGATTGAAAAAATATTATGAAGAGTTTCATAATGCTACAATTACAGATGAAGGTATTGAAGCGGCAGTGAAATTAAGTATTAAATATCAACCAGATAAAAAATTGCCAGACAAAGCCATAGACTTGATAGACTTGGCTTGTTCAAGATACAATTTAAAAGAGCAAAATGCAGATAGAATAGTAGACGAAGAACAGGTACAGTTTGAATTATCGAAACAGGTCAAAATGCCTGTAGAAAATATTGCTGAAAAAGAATCCAGCAATCTTGCAAACTTATCTAAAAATTTAAAAGCAAATGTATATGGTCAGGATCATGCAATTGAACAAGTTGTAGATAAAATTTTAGTTGCCCAAGCGGGTCTAAAACGTGATAACAAACCTATAGGTTCATTTGTGTTTATGGGTCCAACAGGATGTGGTAAAACAGAATTAGCAAAACAATTGGCAGAACAATTAGGTGTTAAACTTGTTAGATTTGATATGTCAGAATATCAGGAAAAACACGCAGTAAGTAAATTAATTGGTTCACCGCCAGGATACGTAGGCTTTGAAGAAAACACAGGATTGTTAATTACAAAATTACAAGAACACAATAATTGTGTATTACTACTAGATGAGGTTGAAAAAGCACACCCGGATGTGTCTCAGATACTATTACAAATTATGGATGAAGGAACAGTTCAAGGTAATAATGGAAAAGCGGCAAACTGTAAAAATATTGTGCTTATCCTTACAACAAATTTAGGTGCTCACCAATTGGACAAAAATGTAATGGGATTCAACGCCAGCAAAACAGCAGAGTATGATGATAAGGAAATGAAGAATTTCTTCGCTCCAGAATTTAGAAATAGACTTGATGCCACAGTAGTATTCAAGAAACTAGCAAAAGAAGTGTTAATGAAGATAGTTGGCAAGTTTATGGTAGATTTAAAAGTGATGCTAAAAGAGAAGAACGTTGCAATCGAATTAACAAATGAAGCAATAGATTATCTAGTTGAGCACGGATACGATGATAAAATGGGTGCAAGACCTATGCAGAGATTAATAGACGATAAGATCAAAAAGGACCTATCAAAAGAACTACTGTTTGGTAAGTTAAAACAAGGCGGAAAAGTTAAGGTTTCAGCAGATAAAAAGGGCATTGTTTTAGACTATTCAGACGGCGTTAAATTGCTTGAAAAACAATCCTAGTCTGGCAATAGCACTCTACGGCTAAATATACACATATGCCAGCAACAAGCGAAACAATAGTATCAGCAACTACACATCCGGGCGATAGCACGGCTGAAACAGTCACATCTGAGAAATTTAAGGGTGACGGTTACTACGGTAGATCAGACGGTTTACACACTGTTCAATACAATGTTTCAGGTGTTGCAGGCACAATCAAAATGCAAGGCACTCTAGCAACTAATCCAGTTGATGCTGACTACTTTGACATAGCGGGTACAACATATGACAGTACCACTGCTGGTAAAGATGGTGCTTTTGCTTACAACTTTACAGGAAACTTTGTATGGGTAAGAGCGGTGATTAATTACACTGATGGCACAATCAGTTCAATCATGCTTAACCATTAAGGAGAATTATGCATCATTTTATCAACATTATACAAGAAAAAGAATTTACACAAGAGCACATAGACGTTGCTCTATGGCACAGTGCAGTTGGTTTATTAGAAAGCGAAACACGTTACACTACATTCGAAAATGTTGATGGCAATCAAGTGTTAACATTAGAACTACACAGACAATTAGATGAATTTGAATCAGATGAACTAGCAGATGCAATTTCTAAAAATTTGCAAGAGATGGGTATCGAAGGTCTAGAAATAGAAATCAGCAACAATGATCCAGATGAAGAAACATACGAAGGTGATGAATTTTTTGAAGCATATGGTGATATGTGGTACAGTGAAGATGAGTCTTTAGACGAAGCAGAATACAGAGGCAGAAAAGTATCATTAGGAAAACCAATGCGTGGTGATGTTAAAAAGTTTAAAGTATTTGTTAGAGATCCTAAAACTAAAAACATTAAAAAAGTTAATTTTGGTGATCCTAATATGAGAATTAAAAAATCTAATCCTGCAAGACGTAGAAGTTTTAGAGCAAGACATAATTGCGATAATCCAGGACCAAGAACAAAAGCAAGATATTGGAGTTGTAGAAAATGGTAAGACTAAACGAATTCAGTTCAAACGAAGATGCAAAATTAGATTACAATCTAATGGACGACATCTATTTTTACATGATGAACGATGATGATTTTTACAGACACAATTACTTTCCAGCAATGAACAAAGCAAAACAAACTGGCGATAATGAAGGTATGATGCCTGTTATTGAAATGGGTATTAAAGAATATTGTGGCAAGTACAACATTCCAAAACAATTTGCAGAAGCAATTACTGACGAAGATAGAAGAAACTTAATGCAAAGAATGGTTGACGCTGAAACAAATGAGGGTTAATCATGTATATTCGCGAAGTAGTTGAAGCAAAAAATACAACGGCAGTATTTGCATTTGGCAGATTCAATCCACCAACTGCTGGACACAAAAAACTTGTAGACACAATCAAAGCACAGAACGGCGATCATTATTTGTTCTTGGGTCCAACAAAAACAAATAGAAAACAAGATCCTCTCACACACGAACAAAAAGTTACATATGCAACAGCAATGTTTCCTGGTGTCAAGATAGGTGACGCTTCAATTAGAACTTGGGTAGATGCTATGAAGTATTTGCAAAGCCGTGGATATACAAGTATTCTTTATGTGGCAGGCAGTGACAGAGTAGAACAGTTCAATAAATTATTAAACACATACAACGGCAAAGATTATCAATTTGACAGCATAAAAGTTATCAGTGCAGGTGAGAGAGATCCAGATGCTGATGGTGTGTCAGGTGTAAGTGCAAGTAAAATGCGTGAACTTGCGGCACGTGGAGACCGTGATAACTTTGTTAGAATGACCCCATTAGACCCTAAATTAGCAGGCACAATGTATGATGATGTGCGTAAAGGCTTGGGCGTAACCATGGAGCCAGCATAAATATGAACATAGCAGATTTAAAAAAACTTGCTGGCATAGGTGAACATAATGATGAGCCATCTATGGGTGAAAATATAAGTCACACTGCAACTGCTTTAAGGCAAAAAGAAAGAGAACTAGGCTTGAAACCAGGTGACCAAGAATGGTTTAAACTTTGGTTTAGAAGACCATACTTGCAAGGACCATACAAGTTTAGAGGACGTAAAAAATGAAGATAAGAAATTTGATACAGAAAGAATTTAAAATCGCAAATCAGCCAGCACCAAAAGACAGAGCAGATTACAAAGCAAAAATGTCTACTATACAAGATTTGCAAAGAAATCCTAAATTGCGTGATCCTGAAACTCAGGCTAACATAATGAAAAGAAAAGCCGAACTTAAGACTTGGGCAAAAAAGAATCTTAAAAACGAAAATTCTATTGAAGAAGGTCATTATCCGCACGTTAAAAGTTTTGATAAACTTTATGGAATAGTTGACATACAACAATACAAACACATGGCGGATGATGCACAATCAATGGACATGGAAGAATTCATGGACACATATAATAGTGTGATTGACATGGCTGGAGATTTTTGGCAAGATCACCAAAAAACAGATGAAGATGCAGACATAGATGCACAAATGAAATCAGATGTATTACAATTTTTAAACAGCAAAGTTGTGCAAATTGAAAAACAGATAGAATTAGCACCAGCAAACACACCAGAAGAAAAAGAAAACAAAGAATTTGCGTTAAAACTTTTTAATTTTGTACAAGCAAAACTAGAACAAAAAGACAACGGCGACAACACAATCACAGTACCAAAGTCGTTTAAAAAGGATTAAATCATGAAAGCATCTGAATTTATTACAGAAGGTGCTTCAATGATGCCTTACTTCAAAGACCCCAAAGACGAAAAACAAATGACTTGGACTTTTCCTACTGCATGGTCCAAAGACGAAGAACTGGATACGCCATACATGAGCAACGGCAGTATGAGAATGTTTCTTGATGCACTAGGTTACAATCCAGATTTTGAAGATCAAAGTCCAGTGCCAGCAAAAGAATTTATTGCTAGATCAACTCAATGGCTTCAAAAAAATATTGGCAAACCTTCCAAGGAAATACCAACCACAGTTGACCAAAATCCTGGTGGACCAAAAATTTATACTGGTGGCAGAGAAGAAGGTCACATGAATAAAACAATCAAATATCATAACGAACTAGCAAGAAAAATCATTGCCAAATATCCAGAAGTTACACATTTTGGTTTCAATTAATGCGTCTATCCGATTTGCACAGCAAAGTTGACATTTACAACAAAAGGTTGTATAATGAGGATATGGATAAAATGCCAACAGTGTATTTGGATATGGATGGAGTCTTGGCTGACTTCTTTGGAGGTGTGGAAAAACTTTACGGAGTTGAGCACTGGAAAGAACTTACCAATGACAAAACAAAAGATTTAAAATCAGAAGTAATTGCTAGAATTACTGGCACAAACTTTTTTGAAACACTACCTAAATTTCCAACAGCAGATAACTTAATTAAAATGGTCAAAGACTTTACTGGTGGAACATATTCAATAAACACTTCACCATTGAGAGGTGACAATGAAAATTCAGCAAAATATAAAAAGGTTTGGATTAATAAACATTTAGAACCACCTAAAGATGTTGTGGTTACAGGCAGAAAAGAATCTTGGGCAATCAACAAACAAACAAAACAACCAAACATTTTAATTGATGATAGACCTATCAACATTCAACGTTGGACACAGGCAGGTGGCTTTGGTATATTATATCAAGCCAATAGAGATTCTTTGTCTAAAGTACAACAAGGTTTGCAAACATACAAATCCAAACACATGGTGGCTAAAACAGATGAATATGGTGTTGGTATTGTAACCAAACAAAATGCAACAAAAGATGTACCTGTTGGTGGACAATACATGAATGTTAAAAAATTAAAACTGGGCAAAGGTAAACCTAAAGCATACTTCGAAACTGAACAGGATTCAAAAGTGTGGACTGAACTACGAGCAAAAAAACTTGTCTTTCCAATGGAGTTTGATAGTCCAGAGAGCAGAGCGGCATTTAAAAAACTAGGTAAACCTTACACACCTACGATCAGTGTTATTACTAAAGATAACATGGATGAATTCAGAGCAAAAGAGCCAGAGAGATTAAAACAATTGAAGCCAATACGAGTAAGTGATGAAGAGTGGATTAAATTTATGAATCATTGGTGGAGCACTGAAAGGCAAAAACCTGAGGCTAGAGATAAAGTGCAACAGATAAAAAATGCTTATAAACTTTTATATAAAAAAGATATGGTAGAAAACTTTGCAGACGGCAAAGGTCCGGGCAAACCAGGTGACAGTCAAAGACATGGTATTCCAAAAGGTGCCACAATGGCACAACTACAAAAAGCCGCAAAGGCTCCAGGTAGAAAAGGACAGTTAGCACGTTGGCAAATTAACATGAGAAGAGGCAGAAAGAAAAGCAAATGATATCAGAATCACCTGACAAAACTTGGCAAGTAAGAGTAGACGAAGAAGGTAAATTCCATTGGTTTAACACAAAGCATATGTATGGTAAATACAGTATAGAAGAAATACTGGAAGCGATGGATAAAATCAATGGCATTCAAAAGGGCGAATAAACCAACACCATACAATACACTAGGCAAAAAGCCTAAAAAATTTAAAAAATATAGGGTGTTAAAAGACGGCACTGTGCAACATTGGGACAAAGATGCTAATGGAAAACGCGGTGGCTGGCGTCCTAAGAAAGGTAAATAGTAGTAAGGATTTAAAAATATGTCAAATTTTTTAGCAGAACTGATTAGAGTATCAACACGTGAAGGCGACAGTTGGGCAAAAACAACCGCTTTGGAGATACTGAAAATAAAGAATAATCACGATGCAGGCAATATCACAAAAGAAAACGCAATCACAAGCCTAACAGCACTTTTATCAGGTGTTGAAGAAGCAGGGCCTGGCAGTTTAAATGACCGTGCAGTAATAGACAACGGCATAGAACAACTCAAGAAACTAGTATAATTCCCCCATCAAATCAAATAAATACAGCATAGGAGATAAACTATGTTTAAAAAATTAAAAATGCCAAAAATGCCTAAGGTTAAAATGCCTGATGTAAAAGGTAAAATGGGCAAAATTACCAAAGCAGTAGGCGATAAGACAAAGGGTGCTGTAAAAGGTATCAAAGGTCTTAACCCATTTAAAAAATAATGAAACTACTTGAGGTATTCAGATACGATTACCACTACGGTATGGATCCAGCGTCATTGGTGTACAAACACAAAGTAGGCGATATCTATGGTAAAAAGAACCTGAAAGTGCCTCACGCAAAGTATTCAACCAGTAAAAAAGTTAAGAATCTATTCAAACCAAGTAAATAACATTATGCGTATTAAAGAGGTCATTACAGAAGTTGCTTCAGCAGGTGCTACAAGTGCCGGCAATATAGCAACTGTGGTATCTCCACATATTGCAATAGGTCAAGATAGATTCAAAAAATCATACACAGGCACGCCTGGCAAGTCAGGCACAAAGGCTCCCAAACTGCCAAAAATAGTGCAGAAGAAAAAACCAAGCGGTGTGGCATATGGCGCCCATGAATTGCCAAACACATCTTTGTTTGGTGGACCGTTAAAGAGATAAATACTACTTTATAAGGTAATTTGTTTATGAGAATGAAAGAAATGTCAGGTGATGGAGTACAACCAGCAGACTTGAAACGTATGGGCAAGGCTGATGCAAAAGTTTATGTACACAAAGATGGCAAAACAATTTTAGTGCCAGCATCTAAGAAAGATGAGTATATGGCTAAAGGTTACAAATTATCGGCTTTAAGAGCAGAAGATGACAATTCATCTAGAGGCATGAACAAATACGGTTTAGCGGCAAGAAACAAAGACGGCAAATTTTATTCTTACAGACACGGAAAACTTACAGGTACATTTGATAATATCAAAGACCTACAGAAACATCAAGCAGAATTAATCAAAGACGAATCAGTTGACCAAGACACAGATGAAAGTGGCATCATGTATAGAGCCGGTGTAAAAAAATATGGAAAAGATGGCATGAAAAAAATTCAAAGTGCGGCAGGTAAAGGTGCAAGTGCAGAAGAAATAGGAAAAATTAAAGATCAACACAACAAAAAGAAAAAAGAATCTGTACAAGAAGATCTAGCACAAATGGCACAAAAAGTAGAACAAGACCATGAAGTACAGATGGCAAGATCAGATTTATACAAAGCGGCGAAATATTCAATAGCACTTCATGAAATGTTAAAAAATGTTTCTGAGGAACAAGGCATTGAAGGTTGGGTAGCGGCAAAGATCACAAAAGCATCTGACTATTTGAGTTCAGTAAAACATTATATGGAATATGATATGATGGAAAGTAAAGCAGTAACAGAAGCGACGGCTTGTAATTGTGATGAGAATTGTGGTTGCGGTGGTAATTGCACATCAGGATGTAATTGTAAACCAGGTTGCGATACTTTAGATGAAGGTTGGTTAGATAGTCTTAAACAAATGGGTTATAGATTTGCGGATGAAATTAAAAGTTTAAATGATCCGGCACTTGCGGCAAAACTTCAAGCAGATGATCAAGCAGATTTAAGAACAGACAACATGGTAAATGATATTAACACTGTTCACGCAATGAATAGAACACCTACTGATAAAGGATACGACAACGAAACTATTGTAGGATATATTTCTAAATATGTGATGCCAAGACATCCAGCATTACACAATGCAGGTGACTTTTTAAAGAAAATGTTTCCTCCGGGACAAAACACAGATAAAAATGTGTTAAGAGGACAATTACAAAAGATTGCACAGATGAGTCAAAAAGTTGATGTTGGGCAACAAGGACAACAAACACAACAACCACAGACTGCTTCAATAGATTATAAACAATCTATGCACAAAAAATTTGAAGCAAAATTAAAAGAATCTACAAAAAAAGCAGTGCTTGAAGACTTTGTTGGTAAACCTATTTCAGAAGAAGAGTTTGATAGATTAGCGGAAAAACAAGATGCCTGCTATCACAAAGTAAAAGCAAGATACAAAGTTTGGCCTTCGGCTTACGCCTCTGGTGCTCTAGTTCAGTGTCGTAAAAAAGGCGCAAAGAATTGGGGCAACAAGAGTAAGAAGTAATGAAGGTAAACGAAATCCTAGAAGGAACACGTTGTTGGAAAGGCTACGAGAAGAAGGGCATGAAGACCATGTTCGGAAAACGTGTACCCAACTGTGTTAAAAGAGAACACATTGACTTCTGTGTTAACTGTCACAACTTAATACTAGACGAATCCCTAGACGAAAATCTTAAAAAATGGTTCAAAGACAAATGGGTACGCATGGGACCTGGTGGTAAAATCAGAGGATCATGTGGAGGCAAATCAAAAGGCGAAGGTAAGCCTAAGTGTTTGCCTGCCAAAAAAGCATACGCATTAGGCAAAAAAGGCAGAGCATCTGCGGCTCGTAGAAAACGTAGAAAAGATCCAAATCCAAACAGACGTGGCAAAGCAATAAACGTCAACACCAAAAAGAAAAAATAATGATCAAAAGAAATAGACAAAGAAATGTTCCTTACTTGATGCCAGTCAAAAAGGACGTTACAAGGTTCTACATGAAAGTTGCTAGTAAAGTAAACTTTTATGGATGGACTATCAGAAACTGTCATAAGACAATTTAAACACTACAAGATACAATTTTAAATAAATACTTCTATATTAACAAGGGGGAGGTTGTGTCTTGAATTTTGTTGCAAATATTCCATATACAAAATGTTGGGTTCGTAAAGAATACTTACACGACCTTGAAAGAGGCCACGGCGAATTTGTAGAAGCAGTAATCATTGCTGTAAAATCAGTGCAAGGCAGGGCCTTAATGTTCGAAGCATATCTACCAGAGTATGGTGCTTGTTTCGATAAGTTTCCTTTATCCGCATTTGTTTGGAAAACAAACATCAAAGAAGAAGAACAATTACCACTCAGCACACTAGAACTTTGGGACTCATTCAGTTCCAATATACAAGTATGGACAAAATCTATGCTTAAAAATTGTGACGTTGAAATAATGTTAAAAGGTGGTGGCAGAATGAAAGGTGAATATCTATTCACAGTAGATGCTTGTCACGGTGACCCTAACTCTGTAAACACAGGAGTTTCTGAAGTGCCTAGCGAACACAAACAACACAATTTTGGTAGATTAGAAAACGGACAATACTTTGCACAACCAAACAATAGAATGCTTTGGTATGAACAATCACTTACTCCATCAGAACTAAAAAGACCAGACTTCCAAGTTAGCACTAGAGAGTTCTTCTGTGAAAACGAAAGCAGTGTAACTTTTGGTGATTCAAACGATTACTTCTACGAAGAAAAAGAAAGTCCACTCAAAAAATAATCATTGACTTTACTGTAAAAATTAAGTATAATCACATATATTAATTTTAACACAGGTAAAAAACAAAATGATTAAAGGATTTAAAATTCCAAAAGTAACTTTCAGAGTCAGAACAGGCGATGCTGTTGAGACAGATGGCGGTTGTGCAATTGGTGGTGAATGGCACAATGCAACAACAGATTCATATTTTAAAGGTAAAAGAGTGGTAATATTCAGCCTACCAGGAGCATTTACTCCAACTTGTTCATCACAACAACTTCCAGGTTTCGAAAAAGAATATAACAAAATTAAGAATATGGGCATAGATGAAATCTATTGTGTGTCAGTAAATGATTCATTTGTAATGAATGCATGGGCAAGTCACATGAATATACAAAATGTTAAAATGATTCCAGATGGTTCTGGAAACTTCACAAGATTTATGGGTATGCTGATTGGTAAAAACCATTTAGGTTTTGGAAACAGAAGTTGGAGATACATGGCAGTTGTAAACGACGGCGTTGTAGAACGATGGTGGCAGGAACCAGGTATCAATAACGAAGGTACTGATGACGATCCATATATTGCTTCTACTCCTGAAAATATGGTTAATTATTTAAAAGAAGAGTATGCTATGGGAAACTATGGTGACTACTCAGGAATAGATCACAACAAAGGAGAATAATATGTCAGGTAGAACATACGGTCCAGAAGAACAAGCAAAACTTAAAAAAATAATTGATGAAGGTGCAACGGTGCTTTCTGAAGTAGAAGATTTAAGTGCTGGACTAAAAGACACTGTGAAAGCAGTGGCTGAAGAGTTAGAAATAAAACCTTCTTTGATCAACAAGGCAATAAAGATTGCACACAAAGGTGAATGGCACAAGTATTCTGACGAATTCGATTCATTAGAAAACTTGATTATTGCAGTTGGTAAAGACAAGTAATGAAATATATTGTCGACATTGACAACACAATTTGTTACAACGAAAACAGCAATTACGAGCAAAGCAAACCAGATACTGATCGTATTGCACAATTAAACAAATTGTTTGATGAAGGCAACGAAATTCATTACTGGACAGCAAGAGGTGGTAATTCAGGTCTAGATTGGACTGAACTTACACACAAACAACTTTCTGAATGGGGGGTTAAATTTACTTCCATTCAGATGAAGAAGCCTGTATATGATGTTTGGGTTGATGATAGAGCAGTAAACATAAAGGACTTTTTTAATGAGAATTGATTACAACATACATTTAGATTATTCAGACGTTTTATTACATCCTAAAAGATCAACATTAAGTTCTAGAAGAGATGTTGATATATTAAGGAAATTTAAATTCAGAAATAGTGGTAAAGAATTATCTTACGTGCCTATAATGGCAAGTAATATGGATGGTGTTGGTACATTTTCAATGGCAAGAGTATTGCAAGAATACAAAATGCTTACAGTGATTAGAAAGCATTATACACTAGATGATTGGAAACAAGCCGCAGGCACAGGATTGAAATTCAAATATGTTTCTGCCTGTGTAGGTACTGGTGCTATATGGGATAAAGATGCAAAAGACTATCAAACACTGAAACAAGTGATGTCAGCATTTCCAGATATACCTTGTATTACAATTGATGTTGCAAATGCATATCATGAATCATTTGTAGACTTTGTTACAAAAATTAGAACAGAATATCCAGAAAAAGTTATTATTGCTGGAAATGTAGTCACGCCTAATATGACAGAAGAATTGATTATAAAAGGTGCTGACATAGTAAAAGTTGGAATTGGTCCAGGTAGTGTGTGTACCACAAGAACACAAACAGGAGTAGGTGTTCCTCAGTTTTCAGCAATAATGGAATGTTCAGATGCGGCTAACGGCGTTGGTGGACATATCATTGCTGACGGAGGTTGTACACAACCAGGAGACGTTGCAAAAGCATTAGGTGGCGGAGCACATTTTGTAATGCTTGGCGGTATGTTAGCAGGACATGATGAATCAGAATTAGAATTACAAGACGGCAAAAGAGTTTTTTATGGAATGGCATCACAAACAGCACTAAACACACACGGACAAAGAAAAGACGGATACAGAGGCGTAGAAGGCAAAACAGTTACATTGAATGATAAAGGCCCAGTCAAAGACACTGTTGAACAAATTTTAGGTGGAGTAAGAAGCACTTGCACTTACATTGGAGCAAGAAGAATAAAAGATATGCCTAAGGCGGCTCACTTTGTGAGAGTTAACAATGTAATCAACAGAGTATTTGATAGATATGAAAAAGACTGATCAGATTTTAAAATGGATTGCTACATTCACTTTGATTGTAGGAACATTCGTTAATGCAGGTTTCCCCCATTTATATCCAATAGGACCTATGCTTTTAGCAATGGGAGGAATAGTTTGGTTAATCGTTTCAGTGATTTGGAAAGAACCAGCACTGATAACTACAAATGCAGTATTGACAATTACCGGAATAGGCGGTATACTGTTATATTATTTGCGTTAGGCCCAATCAGCCACAAGTGATTATTTGGTATGTGTCAGCCACAAATGACATTAGGAGAATAAATGAGTTATATAGACGGCTATTTTGATAGAGGAGCAGACATTATAAGAGTTGTTGAACGTCAAAATGGTGAAAGAGTTTTTAAAGAATATCCCATCAAGTACACATTCTATTATGAAGATCCAAGAGGAAAATATAAAAGTACAACTGGAAAAACACTCAACAGAGTGATATCTAAAACAACAAAAGACTTTCACAAAGAATTAGCAATAAACAGAAACAAACAATTATTTGAATCAGACATCAATCCTATATTTCAATGCTTGAGTGAAAATTATCTTAATGCAGATTCGCCTGATTTAAAAATTGCATTCTTTGATATTGAGGCTGACTTTGATCCAGAAAAAGGATTCAGTACTCCAAGTGATCCATTTATGCCAATCACAGCGATATCTGTTGCGTTGCAATGGATGGATTCATTGGTGACGTTTGCTATTCCACCAAAAACAATGAGTATAGAAGAAGCAAAAGAAATTACAAAAGGCATAGACAATTTGTATCTTTACAAAGATGAAGGTGAAATGTTATTAGCATTTTTAGATATAATTCAAGATGCTGATGTGTTGAGTGGTTGGAACTCAGAAGGTTATGATATTCCATACGTAATAAACAGAATTCAAAAAATATTGAGCAAAGATGACACAAGAAAACTATGTTTATGGAAACAACTGCCTAAGAAAAGAGTATTTGAAAGATTTGGTCGTGAACAAGAAACTTATGACCTAGTTGGTAGAGTGCATTTGGATTCATTGGAACTTTATAGAAAATACACATATGAAGAACGACACAGTTATAGATTAGATGCTATTGGCGAACATGAACTAGGAGAAAAGAAAACTGTGTATGAAGGCAGTCTGGATCAATTATACAATCAAGACTTTAGAACTTTCATAGAATACAACAGACAAGATACAAGACTTATTGACAAACTAGATAGAAAACTTAGATTCATTTCATTAACAAATGAATTAGCACACGCAAACACAGTGTTATTACAAACAACACTAGGTGCAGTTGCAGTAACAGAACAAGCAATTATAAATGAAGCACACAGACGAGGTGTGCAAGTTCCAAATAGACCTAAAAGAGATGTAGGAGAAAACACAGCGGCGGCTGGTGCCTATGTGGCATATCCACGAAAAGGATTGCACAACTGGATAGGATCAATGGATATCAATTCACTGTATCCTTCAGTAATTAGAGCATTAAACATGGCTCCTGAGTGTGTGATGGGACAGTTAAGACCTAGTCATACTGATGAATACATTGAAGAACAAATGACTCTACAAAAGAAATCATTTGCTGGTGCTTGGGAAAATCATTTTGGTTCACTAGAATATGATGCAGTAATGCAACAACGAAAAGACATTTCAATTCACGTTGATTGGGAAGATGGCAAATCAGAGGTAATGAGTGGTGCTGAAATTTACAAGATGGTATTCGACAGCAATAATCCTATGATGATGAGTGCCAATGGCACAATTTTTACAAGTGAGTTTGAAGGAGTCATACCAGGACTACTTGCACGTTGGTATAAAGAAAGAAAAGAAATGCAAGGTATGTTGAAGAAAGCCAAAGAGGCAAATAACGATGCAGAAATAGAATTTTGGGATAAAAGACAACTTGTTAAGAAGATTAACTTGAACAGTTTATATGGTGCAATATTAAATCCAGGATGTAGATTTTTTGATAAACGTATTGGACAATCAACAACACTATCAGGTAGACAGATTAGTAAACACATGGCGGCAAAAATTAATGAAGTTATCACAGGTGATTACAACCATGTTGGTAAAGCAATAATATATGGTGATACAGATTCGGCATACTTCTCTGCATATGAAGTATTGAAAAAAGAAATACAAGCAGGACAAATTCCTTGGACCAAAGAAAGTGTTGTGAAACTGTATGACCAAGTGTGTGAAGAAGTAAATGGCAGTTTTAAAAAGTTTATGGGACAAGCATTTCATTGTTTAAAATCAAGAGCAGAAGTAATTCAAGCAGGTAGAGAATCTGTTGCTGAAACAGGATTGTTTATCACAAAGAAAAGATATGCTATATTAATATATGATCTAGAAGGTTATAGACAGGATGAAGGCGATAAACCAGGCAAAATAAAAGCAATGGGTCTTGATCTAAAGAGATCAGATACTCCTGTGTTTATACAGGATTTTTTAAATGAATTATTATTGATGGTGCTTACAAGGAAAACTGAAGATGAAGTATTGGATAGAATCAGTCAATTTAGAAATGAATTCAAACAAAGACCAGGTTGGGAGAAAGGATCTCCACGTAGAGCAAACAATATTCAAGAGTATGCGAAGAAAGAAGCACGTCAAGGCAAAGCAAATATGCCAGGACACGTGAGAGCAAGTATTAATTGGAACAACTTAAAAAGAATGCACAGCGACAAATACTCTATGGAAATCATGGACGGTATGAAAGTAATTGTGTGTAAACTTAAAAAGAATCCACTAGACTTTACATCTGTGGCTTATCCAACAGATGAAATGCATATTCCTAACTGGTTTAAAGAACTGCCATTTGATAATGATGCTATGGAAAGCACATTGATTGATAACAAACTTGGCAACCTGTTAGGCGTACTTGGTTGGGATATCAAGTCAACTGAAAGTAAAAACACATTTAACAACTTATTTGATTTCGGAGGATAGATGGCAACACACGGAATGATAGACTTAGAAACATTGAGCACCAGACCTGATGCTACAATATTGACTGTGGGTGCCATCAAGTTTGATCCTTACACAAACGAAGAGCCACATTCAGGATTATATTTGCGTTTGAACGTGGATGAACAAAGTGAACTTGATCGTCATATAGATGACAACACTTTAGAATGGTGGGGTAAACAAGATGCAAAAATAAGAGAAGAAGCATTAGGTGATGAAGACCGAACCACATTATTAGATTTTATAAAAAAACTAAACAAATTTTGCGTTGGTTTAGATGAACTTTGGTGTCAAGGTCCATTGTTTGACTACGCAATACTACAAAATTTATATGCACAATTAGGACAACCTGTGCCTTGGAACTATTGGCAGATACGTGATTCACGAACACTGTTTAATATGTTACCAAAAGACCCAAGAAAAGATGTCCAAATGGATCTACACAATGCACTTGCTGATTGTTATTTCCAGGCAAAGTCAGTTCAAAAAGCATATAAAAATTTTGGAGTGAAGAAAAGATGATAGAATTAGTCATTGACTTTTCGCCAAAACCTAAATATAATGTATATAAGGAGAACGTATAATGAAAGACATCTTACAAGATATCGTTGCACATACACATTCGCTTGGATTTCTAAGCCTTGTTAAAATAAGCAACGAAGAACAAACAAAAATAGAAAGTATGGCTGAAGATAGATCAGTGATACTTGCAGGAAACACAAACAGCAAAGTAAATGAATTTGATGGTGTGTTTGGAATGCCTAACTTAGACAAGTTAGCACTTCACTTGAAATGTCCTGAATATCAGAAGGACGCAAAAATAGAAGTTAAGTCAGCAGAAAGAAATGGTAAAACTGTGCCAACGCACATACATTTTGAAAATGCTGGTAAAGACTTTAAAAATGATTACAGATTTATGAGCACTGAAATCATCAATGAGAAACTAAAATCAGTTAAATTCAAAGGAACTGCTTGGGACATAGAGTTTGAACCAAGAGTGGCGGCGATTGCTAGACTAAAATTACAAGCGGCGGCACACGTTGAAGAAACTGTGTTTACTGTGAAAACAGAAAACAATAATTTAGTATTTTACTTTGGTGACGCAAACTCACACGCAGGATCATTTGTGTTTGAAGGCAATGTAACTAAAGAACTTAAAAATTCTTGGAGTTGGCCTATACAACAAGTGATAAGCATTTTGAGTCTTGATGGCAGAATTAAAATGAGTATTTCTGATCAGGGAGCAATGCAGATTACTGTGGACAGTGGAATTGGTGAATACAATTACATATTGCCTGCACAAACAAAGTAGTATATGGATAAGAAAATACCAACTGATAATCTAACTGAAAAGCAGAAGGACTACGCAACGTTCCTTCCTGCTATGAGCAGTTTCTTTGCTCGAGACTTGGGTAAAGCAAGACACGAAGAAGATTATATTAAGCCAGAAAGAGTACCTCAAAACTTTGAGCATGGTGTTGAAGGATTGAATTATATCAAATCCAAAGACACGTATTTCTATTACAAATGGCATTTATACTCGGCGGGTCACGCAGATTTAAACATGAAGAAATTCAGTGTGCGTGATGATATCATTAGAAACCGAGATAGAAATGATAATTGGTTATTGGGTGATTCAGGTGGTTTCCAGATAGGTAAAGGTGTTTGGGAAGGCGATTGGAAAGATCCAAACTGTCCAAAGGCTAAAAAGAAAAGAGAGCAAGTGCTAGAGTTTATGGATCACAACATGGACTATGGTATGATACTTGATATTCCTGCTTGGGTTTCACGTTCTCCACAAGGTGCAAAAGCAAGTAATATTAATTCATATCAAGAAGCAGTTGATGGTACAAAAATTAACAATGATTATTTTATGAAAAATAGAAATGGTAATTGTAAATTTTTAAATGTACTACAAGGTGAAAACTTCCAACAGGCAGATGATTGGTATGCACAAATGAAAGACTACTGTGATCCTAAAAAGTATCCAAGCACACACTTTAATGGTTGGGCAATGGGTGGTCAAAATATGTGTGATATACATTTGGCACTGAAACGTTTGGTTGCATTAAGATTTGATGGATTACTAGAAAAAGGTAAACATGATGTGATGCACTTCTTAGGCACAAGTAAATTAGAATGGGCAGTGCTATTAACTGACGTACAAAGAGCAATTAGAAAGTATCACAATGAAAACTTTATGATTACATTTGATTGTGCAAGTCCTTTTCTAGCAAGTGCAAATGGACAAGTATACACAGATATTGAAATTAAGGACAAAGCAAAATGGGTCTACAGAATGATGGCAAGTGCAGATGATAAAGGATTTGCAAAAGAAACAAAATCATTTAGAGACGCAGTGTTAGAAAAAGGAATATTTCCTGCTTTTAGAGACAGTCCTGTGAGTGCAAGATGGATGTTGAAAGATATCACTTGCTATAATCCAGGCGACCTGAATAAAATGGGTAATGATCCTAAAACAAGTTGGGACAGTTTCAGTTACACACTACAAATGGCGCACAATGTTTGGATGCATATCACAGCAGTACAAGAAGCAAATCAAATGTATGACAAAGGTATTAATCCTAAGATGCTTGTACAAGAACAGTTTGATAGAATTGCTTTTAAAGATATTGTTAATGCCGTGTTTGCAACAAGCAGTAGAGATGAAGCAAATGCAGTGATAGAAGAGTTTCAGAGATTTTGGATGTCAATTATAGGTACAAGAGGAGCCACAGGAAAGAAAACTGTGAATGCAAGTACACAATTTCAAAACTTATTTGAGGAGGTATAATATGGCAAAAATGAAGAGCAAGAAAGTAAAGGCACTACAAAAAGAGTACGATTGGTACAAAAAGAAAGTAGAAGAAATGGAAGTTGAAAGAGGACTAGATAGAACTTGGGACTCTAAACATCTTCTAGTAAAATTTAAAAAGATCAAATTGTTTTTAAAAACACAGATTGATCACATGAAAAGGACACTTGGAGCATAATGAAAAGTTTAGTTGTTGGATTAAGTTTCGGACAGTTGTACAAAGATGTCTTACTTAAAATGGGACATGAAGTGATAACTGTGGACAATGATCCTAACAAACAAGCAGACTTTTTAGAACTTACAACAGCATTGGCAACGCATTCACCATTTGATACTGCTCATATCTGTGTGCCTAATCATTTGCACTACAAGACAGCACAGAAGGTGGCGCCATGTGCCAACATGGTTTTTGTAGAAAAGCCAGGAGTTGAATCAACTAATCATTGGAGATTGCTGAACAGTTTACATAAACCTACAAAATTTATGATGACTAAGAACAATATGTTCAGAGATAATATTAATGAAATGCAACAATCGGTTGATGCGAGTGACCTTGTGCAAATAAATTGGATTAATAAAAATAGAATACCTGGCCCAGGAACTTGGTTTACAAATAAAAAATATGCGTTGGGTGGAGTAAGCAAGGACTTATTGCCACACTTGTTAAGTTTATTTGTACAATTGACAAATGGAAAATACAAAGATTACAAAGTAGAAAAGTTTGATAAAAATCAACGTTGGTCTCTAAATGATTGTGTAGGCACAGAGTATGGTGAAGTAAACAAGAATGGTGTGTATGATGTTGATGATGAAGCAGAACTAACATTATCAAATGGTGAAAAAACTTTTATTTTAAAAACAATGTGGAAAAGCAATATGCATGATGACGTTGCAATGCATTTTTATAAAGATGGTGAATCGCATTTGGAATCAATTCAATTAGGATTGTGTCCTGAAAGTGCGTATGAACAGATGATACGATCATCAATAGTACACAAAGACGATGATGCATTTTGGAATAAACAATTAGATTATGATTTATGGATTCAGGAGTTAATAAATGAAAGAAGTATCGATACTGTACACTGAAGGTAAAGGCAAATTCGAAGAAGGTAAAATTAATATACCTGACATAGAGCCTAATCAAATACGTGTAAAAAGCAAAATGACTGGTGTGTGCAGAAGTGATATAGAAATGATGCATGGCAACTTTGGTCCTTTGCCACTTGAAATGCAAGGACATGAAGGTTTAGGAGAAGTGTTAGAAGTAGGTGCTGACGTCAAAGATGTAGAAGTTGGAGACTATGTTGCTACAAGAGGAGAGCCTGCGTATGCAGATGAATACAATGCAAATGATGGAACTTTTGTTAAGGTGCCACGCCTCGACCCTAAATACATCATAGAACCAGTTGCTTGTGGTTTGAATGTTGTAATGCAAGAAGAAGATCAATTTGAAAAACGTAATGTAAAAGGAGCCAGACTTGCAATTATAGGCAGTGGCTTTTTAGCATGGGTAGTATATCAATATCTTAATGCACATTATTTCTTTGAAGTTGATGTGCTAGGCAAAAGCAATAAAGAACTTTGGGGAGATAAACTGAAAGACAGTTTAGATAACACGTATGACATTGTGATAGACTTAAACACAAGAGATGAAGTGTTTACACAGGATTTAGTTACAGAACAAGGTTTAATTGTGTTGGGTGCAGAAAAATCAAATGGTATTACAACAAGATTCGAAAAACTTCTTTGGAATGCAGTAACAGTTATATTTCCAAGTCCAAGACAAAAGAATTTTAAAAGATGTATGGAAATGGCAGTAAAAATGATTGAAACTGGAGCATTAAACATAGATGAGTTCTGGAGCAAAGGATATGACAGACTTACTGAATGGGAAGATGCATTTGAAGAAAGCAACAATAGAAAAACAGGATTTAACAGAGGATATATAGAATGGCTTTAGACACAGCAAAAAGAAAACAAGTTGTTTATTTCGTTGGTGATGAAATAGAGAATACAATAGCAAAAGGATTTAGAACATTATTTGTTGTAGGCACAAGAGATCCAAAAGAGATAATGGACTTGGCTGATCATCATAATTGCAAACACATCTACTTTGGTACAAGTCAAAGTTATGACGGAAATGAATCATTCAAGACTGTGATGCAAGAATTATTAGAAAACAAATACTGGGTAACTTTAGACTTTGGTATAGAATATATTGAAAAGGTTACAGATACAGGATTAATGAAATTTGAAAGATTCATTCCAATGGTGAGTGCAAAAATACCAAACATCTATAAACTGAATAAAAACACGACATTGAAAATTGATGACGTGACATGGGGACATTCTAATACAGGTGTTTGGAGTAAAAACTTAAAAGACATAACTGATCATATGCACTACACAGATTGGTCTGAATATGTAGGAGACACAGTAATTGACGTTGACAATAACGACTAAAATTGCTATAATAATATATGAATAAAAAAACAAACATTTGGGTAACATTTAGAAAAGAAGGAATCCACAAATATCCAGCGGCTTTGGATGATCCAAAACTTGCTACTGGAGATGAATATGACGTTTCTTTTTTAGGCTATCCTCACAGACACATCTTTCATTTTAAAGTAGGAATAGAAGTATTTCATGATGATAGAGACATAGAGTTTATTCAATTCAAAAGATGGTTAGAAAAATTGTATGCTGAAAAGACTTTACAATTAGATTATAAATCTTGTGAAATGATTAGTGATGATTTATACACTGAAATAAACAAAAGATATCCTGACAGAGATATAGAAATAGATGTTAGTGAAGATGGTGAAAACGGAAGTCACACAGTCTACACGAAGTAGAATTATGTGGTTACTATTTGGAATACTAGGAGGAATCTGTCTGGTAGGCTTTGCTTGGTTTATGCCAATGCCTGGTTTGCCTGGCGGAGATGAATTTATAAGCGATATGCTTATGTTTGCATCATTCTTTTTCATTGGATTAGCAGTGTTAGGATATTACGAAGAAAAATGACAATATACATAGTTGATTTAGAAGCAGTAGATACAAGATACACAAAAGAATGGAAGTACAATCTTCCTAAACAAATGAAACGTGCGACTAATCAAAACGTGGTCACAATAAGTGGCGGAGACACTCCACAAGCAACAACTCCAGGTGCATTTTTAAACTTTGGTGGTACTAATGTTTACAAATCCAATCAAATGGAACAGATAGGAAAACTGTTTTGTGAAGGCAAGGTAAAAGATGGCGATTACTTCTTATACACAGATGCATGGAATCCAACTGTGCTTCAATTGAAATACATGGCAGAATTACTCAAAGTAAAAATTAAAATAGGTGGTATGTGGCACGCCGGCTCATATGATCCACAAGATTTCTTAGGCAGATTAATCGGCAATGCAGAATGGGTAAGGAACACTGAACAAGCAATGTTCGATGTGTTTGATCACAATTTTTATGCAACAGACTTTCATATTGATTTGTTCTGTGAAACATTCACAAAAGCAGAACAGTATGTTGGTTTAAATGCACCAAAAGGCAACAAAGTGTGCAGAGTTGGTTGGCCCATGGAGTACATGGAAGGTTCTTTAAGTTTATATGAAAATATGACTAAAAGAAACTTAATATTATTTCCACACAGAATGGCTCCTGAAAAACAACCAGCAATATTTCAAGATTTGAAAAAAGCAATGCCACAATATGAATTTGTGGTGTGCCAAGAAAAGCAATTGAGCAAAAATGAGTATCACAATTTGTTAGGTGAAGCAAAACTTATTTTCAGTGCAAACTTACAAGAGACACTTGGGATAAGTTGGTATGAAGGAGTATTGCTTAATGTAATACCTATGATACCTAACAGATTAAGTTACAAAGAAATGGCATTATCAGAATTTGCATATCCTAGTGAATGGACACAAGATATGGAAAGTTATAGAGCAAACAAACAAAGCATAATGAAGAAGATCGATGACTACATGGAAAATTATGTGAAGTATGTACCTGCGATATTAAAACAAAAAGAAAGACTGAAAGAAAAATTTTTCTCAGGAAATAAACTATATGGAGTAATAACAAATGGCTAAAAAAGGTAGAGCGGAAATGGCGCCAGCAAACAATCTGGCATCAAATGGAGTCTATGTATTAATGGACGACATCACAATGGAAAGTTGTAGAGAGTGTATCAAATGGATAATGAATCATAATTTATCTGACAATAGACTTCCACAATTAACTTTGATTATAAACTCACCTGGTGGAGATGTTCACGCCGCATTTGCTCTTATAGACACAATGAAGGCAAGTAGTATACCAATAAAAACTGTTGGATTAGGACTAATTGCAAGTTGTGGTTTCTTATTGTTCATAGCAGGAACAAAAGGGAGAAGAATTTTAACACCAAATACATCTATACTATCACACCAATACAGTTGGGGCAGTGCTGGTAAAGAACATGAACTTTATGCTAGAGTTAAAGAATTTGAACTCAGCACAAAAAGAATGATACAACACTACAAAAAATGTATTGGCATGAATGAAAAGCAAATAAGAGAAGTTTTGCTACCACCACAAGACGTTTGGTTAGATGCCAAAGAAGCATACAAACTTAAAATATGTGATAAAATTGAAGAGTTGTACTAATGCGAGAAGACTTAATGGTTCAACAACAGGTATCCAATGTGTGGCAACATATGGTTGGAGTGATCTGTTTGAATCAAACTAATCGCAAACAAGTCAAAGCAGTGCTACCCAAACTTTTTAAAAAGTATCCAGACGCTGTTACATTTCTTAGAGGACGTAAAGCAACACAAGAAAAAATGTTAAAGTCTCTGGGTATGTTAAAAGTTAGACTTAAAAGATTAAGAAACATGAGTGTTGATTTTTTAAGTTGGGACGGCAAAGATGCTACACAATTATATGGCATTGGCAAATATGGTTCTGATAGTTATAGATTATTTTATAAAAATGAGATTCCTACTAATGTTGGGGATCATGAACTTAAAAGATATATCAAAGAGGAGTTACGTAAATGAGTAAAAAAGAAGATAAATCAGAACCTAATATAACTTACAGTATAGATGAAAATACAACAACAGGCACTTGGGCACCTGCATCAGAACAATTCACAGTCAGTTATGCCACTGATGGTATCACACCGTCAGGAGCAGGCGTAGGCACAGTTGATACAATGGATATCAGTGACATGATGAGGCAAGATGCTGGTAAAGGAATGGAAAATTTTACATTTGATGATTACAATGTAAGAAAACCATTTGAAAACAGTGTGCCTAGTTTAGAAAAAATAGATGAATTGTGTGCGGAGTACCCTGCGTTAAAAATTGCTTATGACAAATTTAGAAACGTGTGGAGAATATGCTACAACGATTATGTTTCAAAAAACCCAGATGAGGAAAACTATTAATGGACAACAAACAATATTTTACAATGATACAGGTGCGTAACGCACTGGAGCAGATTGCAGACAAAATGTCAAAAGACAACTGGGAACCAGATGTGATCATGGGTATCAATAGAGGTGGTTGCATACCTGGAATTTATCTAAGTCATAGATTGAACAAACCACATGAAGCATTAGATGTAAGACTGAGAGATCATAAAGCAAAACCTGATCTACGTAATCTAGAAAAAGCATATGCGTTTCAAAAGAAAATATTGATTATTGATGATATAAATGACACAGGTGAAACTTTCAATTATATAAAAAACAACTTTGGTGGCGAAGACAAAGTTAGAACTGCATCAATAATACACAACACACCAAGCAATTTTAAAGACTTGGATTACTATTGTTATGAAATAGACAAGAGTGTTGTGCCGTGTTGGATAGTATTTCCGTGGGAAGAATGGTAGGATGTTAAAAGTAGATAATTTAGAAAAAGCAAAAAAAGAAGGTAGAGCACCTTGGACTGATGTTGTGTATGATTTTAAGGACATGGTGTGGTATAATGATGGATACCCTGTCACGGAAGGACATTCTTTGATTGTGCCTAAAGAGGCAACTCAGGAAAGAATTATTAGATGTATGGAACTTGCAATGAAAATTGGCAATGATAATGTAGCCAAAGGTATTATAGATGGTTACAACATTGGCATAAATGTTGGTGAAGCGGCAGGACAAACAGTGATGTATCCTCACGTTCATCTTATTCCTAGAAAAAAAGGTGATTGTGAAAATCCAAAAGGTGGTGTACGTCATGTGATTCCTAGCAAAGGGGACTACACAAAAAATGAGTAAAACACTTTTTATAGGCGACAGTCACACAGTTGGATATCAAACAATAGAAGGTAAAGTTGGTCCGGGAAGTTACTCTTTTTGGAACGACAACAATTATTGCGAACAATACTCTAACTTACACAATAAGCCTGTGATCATATACGCACAACCAGGTGCTGTGAACAGTTTATATACCAATTGGCTTAAAACATCTTTTGAAAAACATCCTGATATAGATGAAGTGTACATCTGTTTGGCTCCTTTGAATAGAATGGTTTTAAGTTTTGATCCTGATCTAAAACAAGAAGCAGATCCAGTTGATCATTTTATGATTGAGCATGAACAATCTACAGATATGATTAAGAAATATTCTGATCAAGCAATAGCAGGAAACACAGTTCAACTGCTATCCAAACCTACAATGGAAGATTATCAACAAAGACCTGACTTTGAATTGTCACCTGAAAAAGGATTGATTAAACCTGATGTAAGAAAAGATTCATATATGAAAGTTAAACTGTGGAATGAATGCAACACCACTTTGGAAAAAAGAGAATTTTTATTGAACATATATGCTTGGGACAATATTTGTGCAGATCACAACGCCAAGTTGTATGTGTTTAATTTTAGAACAAGAGGAGCATGGCCCAATAACTTTGAATATTTTGGTAAAATGAAAACACTGAAAAGGGCAGGTCAGAGTGTCGAACAATATCTAAATACATTAGGACACAAAGCAGAAGAATTCTATCTTGAAGACAATGAACACTTTAATAAACAATATCATGAACTGGTTGCAAAGGAATATTTAAAATGGCTAAAAGAATTCTAGTAGCAGGTGATAGTTTTGCGGCTGAGTGGCCCACTGGCAAAGGCTGGGTTCACAAACTTGCAGAAGATAATGCTGTGAATATTGTTGCTCAAGCAGGTGTTGGTGAATACAAAATATTAAAACAACTACACAATGTGAGTGCTACAGATCCTTATTGGGTAAACAATTATGATTGTGTGATTGTGTGTCATACAAGTCCCAGCAGAATACACACTCCAAAACATCCTGTACACGAAGAAGGTCTACACAAAGACTGTGATCTAATATATTCTGATTTAGAAAAGAGATTTGATTGGTTTAATCCAAGTTTAAAGACTGCAAAGAATTGGTTTTGGCATCATTATGATGATGAGTATCAGATTGACATTTACAATATGATACGTGAAAAAATTAAGAAGTTTATCCCAATTCCATATTTGGCAGTTGATCATTTTGAGATTAGCAATTTTTATGCTACAGAAGATCACATTTTGGATTTGAGCAAAACTTGGCCCAAATACCGCGGAAATATTAATCATTATACGGTAGAAGGAAACCAAATTGTTTACAATCAAATAGTTGACAAATTGGACAAAATTTGTTAATATAACACATAGGAGAAAAACATGGCTAGACAAATGATTTATGACGCTTTGATTGAACACGCAAAAGGTCATATTAAGAAACACGCGGCGAATGTTGAGATCTACATGGAGAAAGCAGTCGGCGTTGGTGAACATCCTGATATATTAGAAGCAATAGAAAAAGAATTAACTGTGATTGCTCAATATCATGATCAAATCGAAGTGTTAGAAAAATATATTAAAAGGTAAGGAATGAAAACATCAGAAAAGATTAGGCAAAGGCTTAAGGAAAAAGAAGTGCGATTTCACAGTAATGATAACATTGCTGAGTATATCGAAAAAGGCGAAATAGAAGAACTACAAAAAGAAGTTGAAGATTCTTTTTCAGGCGTACTAGATGCTCTAGTAATTGACACTGAAAACGATCACAACACAAAAGAAACTGCAAGACGTGTAGCAAAGATGTATATGAAAGAAATCTTTGCAGGTAGATTTGTAAATCCACCCAAGGTCACTTCTTTTCCTAATATGGGATATAGAAGTTTATATACAAGTGGTCCAATAAGTGTTAAGTCAACGTGTGCTCACCATTTTCAGAATATTGTTGGAAAATGTTGGGTTGGTATACTGCCGGAACAGGAAGTAATAGGATTATCTAAATTTAATAGAATAGTTCATCATATTGCAGAACGTCCTCAGATACAAGAAGAGATGACAACACAAATTGCAGAAGCATTACAAAAATATGCAAAAACTCCAAACGTGGCTGTATTGATAAAAGCAGAACATCATTGCATGACACAGAGAGGCGTGAGAGAACATGAATCAGATATGACAACTGCAATATTACTTGGTGCATTTGATAAACACGCTCCATTGAAAAAAGAGTTTTATGATATCTGTTTGAGTATGAAAGGTCATGGTCAGTAAATTACACAATCAAAGATTAAGGTACAGTGAAGCATTTTATTCTGTACAAGGTGAAGGACGTTTTGTAGGTGTGCCTTCCGTGTTCTTGCGAACATTTGGTTGTAATTTTAGATGTATGAATTTTGGATTGGAAAGACATCCTGATAGAGCAGAAAAGTTAAAACAAGGAATCAAATACAATCCGGAAGTTAAAGCATTGATAGATGATGGTGTTTTGGATAAGGTAGACACTTTTGAAGACTTGCCAATCATACACACAGGTTGCGACACTTATGCCAGTATCTATCCAGAATTCAAAAAATATATGATGGATAAAACGATTGACGAAGTGGTGGATCATGTGTTATCATTAACTCCTGAACGTAAGTGGACAATGTCAAATGGACAAGATGTACATTTTATACTTACTGGAGGTGAGCCTTTGTTAGGGTGGCAGAGGTTTTATGTAGATTTATTTGAACATCCTAAAATGAAGGATTTGAAAAATGTTACTTTCGAAACAAATACAACGCAGACTTTACACAAGGATTTTGAAGACTATCTCAGAAAACAAGACAGATTCGAAGTCACTTGGAGTTGCTCTCCGAAACTTTCCGTATCAGGTGAGCCTTGGCACACTGCTATCAAACCTGAAATTGCTCTTTCTTATTATAGGATTCCTAACTCTCAAATGTATTTCAAATTTGTGGTTGCTGATGCAACCGATGTTGATGAAGTTACAAAGGCAGTTGCCGAATACAATCAAGTGGGAATCGACGTTCCCGTTTATATCATGCCATTGGGAGGAAGATCAGAAGAATACAAACTCAACACAAAAAACGTTGCAGAGTTGGCAATGGCAAGAGGATGGAGATATACACCAAGACTCCATGTCGACATATTCGGAAATGCCTGGGGGACTTGAGGAAATAAACAAAATGAAATGGAGAAAAAACAATGGACGTGATTAAGAAAGTAAAAGGGATCTTTAACAAAGAAGAAACTAAAGAAACTCCAAGTGCTAAATTAGAGGCTTTAATGAAAGAAAAAGAAGAAGCAACTAAAAAAGGTGAGCCGTGGGTTGCTGTGTTGGATACTAAAATAAATGAAGACAACATAAGAAATGGTTTTTTTGAGTTAGATTGGAATAATGAATTTATTGAAAAACTTTTAGATGCAGGCTATAAAGGCGAAACAAATGAACAGATTGTTGATGGATGGTTTAAAACTATTGCAAGTAACATTCTGAAAGAAGAAGGACTTGATCCAACTAGAGGTGCTGGATATATCAATGTCAAAGATATTGGTAAAGACAAGTCAGAGATTAGTTAAGGAGAATAAAATGACAGATGATAGATCAGAAGATGCAACATACGAGAATGAATCTACACGTGATACTACTCCAATGGTGCGTATATCAATTAGAGAATATGATGCTTTAAGAGATCAAGCAAAAGAGGCTGGCAAATACATTACAGATCCTAGTTTGATCAGTATCATTGATAAAATTGAAGAATTAACAAGAGCATTAAGAAGGCATATTGTAAGAAAATACTAATGAATTATATACTTGTAGATACAGCAAACACATTTTTTAGATCAAAATTTGCGATCCAAAGCGATTTAGATTCAAAGATTGGAATGGCTCTACATATTACATTCAACAGCATTAGAAAAGTATGGCAAGACTTTAAAGGTGACCATGTTGTATTTTGTTTGGAAGGAAGAAGTTGGCGTAAAGATTTCTATGAGCCTTACAAAAGAAACAGAAAAAACGCCAGAGATGCTCGTACAGAAAAAGAAGTAGAAGAAGATGAAGTGTTTTGGGAAACATTTGATAACTTCAAAGACTTTATAGATCAGAAAACTAATTGCACAGTATTAAGAAATGATGTGCTAGAAGCAGACGATTTAATTGCAGGTTGGGTACAAGCACATCCTAACGATAATCACTTTATAATAAGCACAGATGGTGACTTTGCCCAATTGATTGCTCCAAATGTTGCACAATATAATGGTGTTCAAGAAGTAATGATTACTCATGAAGGTTACTTTGATGCAAAAGGAAACAGGGTTAAAGACAAAAAGACTGGCGAAGAAAAGCCTGCTCCAAATCCACAATGGCTTTTATTTGAAAAGTGTATGAGAGGTGATAGTTCAGACAATGTATTTTCAGCATATCCAGGTGTACGTACAAAAGGCACAAAAACAAAGGTAGGTTTACAAGAAGCCTTTGCTGATAGAGATTCAAAAGGTTATAGTTGGAACAATATGATGTTGCAACGTTGGGTGGATCATGAAGGATATGAACACAGAGTAATAGATGACTATCAAAGAAATGTTACACTTTGTGATTTGTCTGCACAACCAGAAGAAATTAAAACAGTGATCAAAGAAACAATTGGCAGTGCAAAAACAAAAACAGTAGAACAGGTTGGTTTAAAATTGATTAAATTTTGTGCAAAATGGGATCTGCAGAAGATAGCAGAGTATCCGCAGAGTTATGCGGAACCATTGAATGCCAAATACAAACCAGAAGAGGTAACAGCATGACTAGATTAAAATTGTATGCTAAACCTATATTAGAAAATAGGTTTTGGATATTAGAATCAAATGGTGAAAAGATAGGAACTATTTGCAAACAAGAAGATAGACGTTATATGTTCAGTTGTGAACAAGGAACTAGACTGTATGATAATCAATCACAGTTGGAAAAAAGTTTTACGGGGGATTGGTTCTGGGGTACAACTTTGAGTGCACCTGCAATAGAAGAGGAAAACACTGATAATGATGTGTATGATTATCCTAGTAAATTCAAACCATTCAATATGGTATTTGATGTAAAAAGAAAATTACCTCTTTTTAACAAGAGTAAAAAGTCCAAAAGTTTATATTGTGCAGGATACTACATCATTAAATTTGAAAAAGGTTGGGTAAGAAGTTATTGCCCTAAATTATTAACACTTGAAAGATATCCTTTCAAAGGTCCTTTTAGAACCATATTAGAAATGAAAACGGAGTTAGCCAATGCAAACAAACGAACCGATTAACACCAGCAGTTTACAACAATTCATACAGCAAGTTAAAGGTGCTGATATGAGCAATCAAAAAGAAGTGCGAATTCCTATTCAACAAGCCAAGCAAGTCACATATGCACTTGCCACAATACTTGCCCGTTTAACAGGCGATTATGAAGCACTAATGAGCCGTAAATCAACAGAACAGGACTCCGTAGAAGTGCAAGTAGACGGCGGTAAGTTATAATACAACCTAAAAACTGATAAATACTCATATATAAGAAACGTATGAGTAGACCTAAACCAACAGTACTTTTGGAGTACACAAACAAGAAAGACTACAAGTCTGAACAGATCCTAGCGGCTGAAGGCATATGGGCAGTGTTTTATCAAGGTAAAGCATTTAACCTTAAGTCCGCTAATTTGCTTAATAACTACCCAGGACCTAAATACAAAAAGGTTAGTTTTTCAAACCCTGGACACGCCTTCAATCTAGCCAAAAAATTGAACACACTATTCAACACTGAAGAGTTCACGGTGGTCAAATTGACACAGGGTGAAACTGTCAGTGAAAAATGAATTGGAAAGAAACCTACACTAAAATATTCCTAAAACAAGCCAACATTTCAATTGGTGAAAACACTCTAAAAGAGTATATGCCTTTATGGTGGAAAAATAGTAGAAGCAAAGCAACAGGTGGTTTAAGACTTACCGATGATGGTATAACATTTTTAAAAGAAAAGTTACAGATACAGACTTATGATGTGCCTTTTCCTAATGATTTCAACCTTACCACCCAAACCATAATATTCTTAGACAAATATATTGACTGTCCATACTACCTAGCAGACGATGGTGTAATTGTAACCAATGAAAAGAAGGCTATGGAACTAATGTTATTTTCAGGAGATATTAGAAAATACGGTCTCAATAAGGCAATTTCTCGCATAGAAACTGTGGAATAGTTATCCACAGGCTAAATCACCCGCATAATCATTGACGTTTTTGCCCTATCTTTCTGGTTGACTTTTTTGGTACTTGAATATATTATTAAACTATAACAACAATTTATTAAGGAGTACAAAACAATATGCCTAAGAAAAGCACACAAGAGTCTGGA